TATTTTAAGATTTGTATTACAAGGAACTTGTATATTTAAGGATTGTGAAAATAAAGCATTATATCTTGATATTGCCTTTGCTTGATCAACTGGATCTCTTCCTGATGCCTCCAATCCAAGTCCACCGACTCCTAAAGCTCCATGATCTGATATTCTAGTATATAATCTACTAGTATGATCTTCAAGTCCTTTTGGAGTTGGCATTTTTTCTTCATCATTTTCATCATCACCTCCAAGTGTGCCTTCACTTTGCACTTCTTTTCCCATTTTATATTCTATTTTAGAAAATTTTTGTTCTAATGAATCATAAAATACAGTTAAGTTTGAATATTGGCCAGCAGCCAAAGCTCTTCTTACATCTACTGATTTATTTAAATGAAAAACATTTATATTCGTATTTTCATCAGTATTGTATGGATTTCCAGTTGCACCAAACCCTCTGTATTCGTAACTATAAACTGCTTTTTTCTTATTACTTTTCAATGTTGTTGAACGAACTAGAGATTCAACACTCTTAAAATTAAATCCCTCCCTATTTTCATAAAATAAAAATCCAGCAGTTCCTTTTCCTTGTGCATTATTACTTCCACTTGTAGTTCCAATACCAGAAGCACCTTGAACAGAATTAGTGATTGCTTTAGGACATAACCATTCAATTGTATAAAATGGTTTGCGATTGTTACCTATAAACGTATAAGTATTTTCTGATGTCTCTATATTTTCATCCAGAATTTTATCTGGATTTACATTCATCACATGAGGCCCAAGTATTTGTCGAACGTGTTGATCGATTGTTTGTGGTTTGAATTTAAATTGACACCTTGAAGTTTCATTTTTAAAAAATTCAACGGAGGTTATGTTTAGTACAAAGTCCTGTGCTTGTGAAGGTGCACTCAAATCTGATAACTTATAAACATACAGTTCTCCTGAGTCAGGAATTATATTTCCACTTCCATCAAGTTCTCCAAATTGAAAAGTTGTTCCTCCAACTTCCGCACTAAAAGCAATCATTTCACCACCACGAATCGGAACTCGTCCAATGTAATCAAACTCGGATCTTATTCTCATCGTCATTGTGACCACTGGACTAAGTAAATCCTCAAAATATTCAGTTTGTATTAAATGATTTGTCAAGTCAATTGCAGGATTCTCAGACTTAGGATTCTGAATTGAGACATACTTATATTTAAGTGCTGATACTGCGAGTGCCATTATTGTTTATATAATTTTTCGGTTACGAACTTCCAACTATATATCGTTGGTACCATAGTAATTCCCATCGGTGATGAGGTTACTGCTTTTGCAAATGGGACAATACCACTAGATCCCTCTTGAGCAGAAATTTGGTTATTATTTGCCTGTGATTTCTTTGCTTCATTGATTTGTTGTAGTATTTTTTGATTTTTTTCTTGTTTCTTTACTTTCAACCTTGAATCTTGATGATTGGTAATATAAGTCATCAACTTAGCTTTATCTGGTTGAAACATATTATGAATCGCCACACCTAAATCATAATATGCAGTTAAAATATTGTCTCCAACCACAAATCCTTTTGCTAAATCATAAGCCTCAAATCCAGCAGTTACAATATCATATCTTTTTCCAAGAAATTTAAACAATCCCTTTCCCATACCAAAAGTTGCTTTTGAACCAGGAATGTTAGATATTGTTTTTGTAAACATATCTCTTGCAGGTTTTGTGGCAGTTCCAAATTGTTTAAATTTTCCACTTAAAAAATCTTTTGGAGTGAACTTAACATTTTTACCAAAGAAATCAAAATTAATTTTTAATTTAGGATCTCCCCTAAAGGCATATCTCTTTTTAATTCTTTTCTTTCTTTCTTTTTTTAATTCTTCTTCATATTTTTTTTCTAACTCTGTTTCTTTTTTAAGTTTTTCTTCTCCTTTTTTTTGTAATTCTTCAGCTCTTTCAAAATCTTCTTGGGTATACTTTCCCATTTGTTGTTCCATCTCTGCTGAAGACATAAAGAGTTCATCCATTTGCTTCTGTAATTGTGCTTTTACTTTTGGATCTTTTACATTTTGAATCTCTTTTGCTATTCTGCTAAGTTTCTGAGCTGGACTTTCATTAATCATCTTTTCAATAGAGTCATCGAAGCCTGTTACAAATTTTTTAGTGAGCCTTCTTCCTCTCTTAGTTTGTTGAAGTTTCTGAAAATCTTTCATTTTTGATTTAAGTTGAATTTCATCGCTTCTTTTTACGAGATCTTCATACTCAAGTCTTGCAAGTTTCTTCTTAGTTCTTTGAATTCTTTTTTGTTGTCTTATGTTTTCATATGTTTTTGATAGTTTTTTCTTTTTTAATTTTTCTCCTGCTTTCTTCTCTCCAGAAGTAGGCCTTTGAAATTTTTCCTTTCTTACTTTTTTAAGTGATTCTCCTAGATTTATTTGACCAGCTTTTGCTTGACGTAAGTTAGCAACACCTCCTACAGGAACAAGATCTAATTTTTCAAATTGACTTTTTGTTCCACCAGCTATAGAAAATCTATCCTTACCATCACCACCAAACGCAGACCCTAACAATCCAAATAGTCCAATTCCAAGTAATCCAAAAACTCCTCCTGTTTTTGATTTTGGTTCTACCTCTGCTGTTGTTGGTAATTTTATTTTTTCTAGATTTTCAGTTTCATTTTTTATAAATTTTATAAATTTTTTAAAATCAGATGATCTCTCAAACTTCAAAGAAGAGATAGAAGATTTACTTTCAACTGGTTTTATTTTTTCTGAAACTGTTTTTAATGGTGATTGAAACATAATTATACAAAGATATTAAGTAAGGCCGAGTTATATCCTATAAATTCATTATCAGGATTAAAATTGATAATATCTTTAAATGATGGAGCACCATTTGCAGCGACTGGTTGTTGAACTAAACCTTGACTACCAGTATTAATTGTTGGATTGAAGGCTGTTTTTGCACCATCTTCACCTCCAATGTTTACTTTACTAACTTTTTGATTATTTAATTTGGTTTTAACACTACTCTCAGCATTAGAAGATGGTTCGAATCGTTCTTTTACATTAAAATCTTCACCTTTTTTATCACGTATATTTTTATCTCTTAATTCAGCAAGTGCCATCATATCCTTTGCTTGCATTTCTTCATCCTCAGTTAATTCACCAGAATCTAATGCTGTTCCGTATATCTGTTTAATCATATCAGGATCATTTCCACCCTGTTTAAATTTCCTAAACAGTTTATCAAGTAATTCTAATTTTTTTTCCTCATTTTGACTTCCATATTTGAATTTAGATTGAAGAAATGGAGCTTCTCTTTTAATCGTATCTCTTATCTCATTACCAAAAAGCAAATTTGATAATGGATTAAGTCGATTTGTAGTTACCTCTCCTGTTTTTAATTCTTTTATTCTTGCAGTTAATGCTTCTAAACGTTTATCTTGTTCGTCAGTTCTATTTCTGGGAGGAATGACATTAAGTTTTGATTTTTCTTCACTTAAACGATTTATCTCTTCTTCAATTGCTTGGAGTCGTGCATCATTTGGAAGTAATGGATCTATGTTTTTTTCCTTATCTCCAATCTCTAACTCTTTTTGCCTTTTATCAATTCTATCCTCACTTTTAAATTCTAAATTTCTTAACTCTGGGGATTTTATTCTATCAGATAAAAAATTTCTAACTACGTTTGACACAAAACTCTGTAAAAAATCATATAGACCTCTTGCTTTATCCATTATAAAGTCAATGATTTTATCTTTATTTTTATATAAAAATGCAGTTAAAAAACCAATACCTGCAGCTCCTGCACCAATACCTAATACTGCAAGAACAATTGGATTTGTTAGTAAATTAATTATACCTAATATTCCACCAAAACCAAGACCAAATAAACCTTTCTTTCCTTTTGTCTTTTCACCTATTAGTTTTACATTTTTTGATACTTCTGATCTTAGTAGTTTTGCAATTCCAAATGTTGCAACTAACGAATCTCTTATTGACTTTAAACTCTTCTTTAATATTTTTGAATTCTTCTTAGAACCAAAGAACTGAACATAATTAATTCCAAACTTTTGTTCTTTTGTTACATCTGGTGCTTTTGATATTGTATCTGTTGTCTTCTCCATTCTCCGAATACTACTCTTTGCAGCAGAAAATAAACCTGTTGCTGCAGCTCCAGTTATTTTTCTAGGTGCAATATTCGGTTTAATCATTTACATACTCGCTTGTTGTGCTTTTAAATTTTCCTCTTCAATATACTGATTCAATAATCCAACATAGATATCTCTTTCCCAAGGCATCATATTTTCAACTTCGGTCAAAGAATATTTATGGTGCTGCATCAAAGCAAAGTTAAGTTTAAAGTATGACTCAAGACTGATATGAGACATACTCACCCGAAAAAACTTGTTAGACCCTCCAACGTCACTTCACTTTCAACTTTTGTGTTTGGATTCATTACTTTTACTTTATGAGTTAACTTAGGCATTGTTTCAAAAAAAGTTTCAACCTGTTTGAATTGATTGGTATTTAAAGTCTCCAACCATTCATTTAATTCTTTCTTTGTGCAATCAGCAGCAGCCCAAGATTCATCTTCACTATAAACCACATCAATACAAGATACAATTATATCCATTGATGCTTGAAGTGTAATATCATTAGATGCACTAAAGTTATTTTGAACAAATTCATTGAGTGAAGGATATTTCATTCTCAAAGTTAAAGAATTATCTAACTTAATATCAGGACTATGTTTTTCATCCTTTTCAACTTGTATTTCATCAATATAGATCTTGTGTTCAACTTGTGTTTCACCATCATCTGGACAAGTTACCAAAACATCTATAGATTCACCAACAGATTTACCACGTATATTCAAGAAAATATATTCAATGTCAAATGTTGGTAAGTCTTCTACCTTAATTCCTCTTGTGCTAATACAAGATTTCAAAGTAGTTTTGATTGCATTTGTAATTTGTTTTGGATCTTCACTCTCTAATGCAAGAATTAATATTTTCTCTTCTTTAACAAGAAAAGGTCTGTACTTTATTGTTTTTCCAGTGGATGGTAAAACCAACTCATAAGTCGGGGTCGCTATTTTTGGTAAAGGCATAATATTTTATTCAGTATTGTATATAGCAGGGTTTTAGTAAGGTGATCCTCCACCACCACCTTGGTTCTGTTGCTGTTGGTTGTTGTTATTTTGTTGTTGCTGTTGTTGATTGTTGTCTTCTTGTTGTTGCTGTTGTTGATTGTTGTCTTCTTGTTGTTGCTGCTGTTGATTATCTTCTTGTTGTTGTTCTTCTTGTTGTTGTTCTTGTTGTGCAGGAGGATTTGTTTCTGTAACTGTTTCTCCAGAAACAGTGCTACCTGGTAAACTTTCACCAATAGTATCATATACTATGGCATGTGGGTAAGGAGCATGTTCTGCACCAACCATTTTAATTGTTTTCTCATATAATTGATGATTTCCAGACCCCTCAGTGTATAAATCAATATTAATCCCTGAATTTGCATCAGATAGTGAAGCTGCAAGTTTAATTGTATCATCATCAATCTTAATAATATAGTAATTAGTTCTATCTATTAGTCCAGGAGTTCCACCTATCGTCATACTTTCAATTGCAGTTGCACTATCATCTTTAATGTAAGTTAGCATATCACCAGTGTTTCTTTTGTGATTCTTAACTGTAATTGTTTCATTAAATGTATTAACATCAGAAGATGAAAATCTAATTGTGATGTCATGTTCATGGAAAGGCCCATAATATGGTTTACCACTTACGTATCCAACTGGTATATCTGGTTTAATACTACTTGAAGTAGTTGATAATACGTTTACAAACCTTCTTGATTTAATTGGATTCACTTGCCCCAACTGTTCATTAAATACTTTTTCTTTCACTGATTGTTGTAAGTTACCGTGTTTCTCAATCGTATGTCTTAAATAAGTAAACACAGCAGTAACTTGTAAGAAAGTGCTTCCATCATAAGACATTGGAACAGCATTAATATTAACTGGAAACGTATCAATAAAATGATAAGTCAACAATGGCATATCCTTAAACGTATTATTTTTATCATTTGGATTCTGTAAGAAATCTCTTTCAAATTTGGTAATTCTTATCTTTCTTCGATAATCATCTGGATATCTAAATCTTGAATATGAATTTCTTTCTTGATATGCGTTTGATTGGCTTGATTGATTTCCATCATACCTACCATTAGTCTCATTATAAATTGGATTGATATAGTTCATCCACTCTTCAAGCATACGTAGTGCATTATAGTCATCATCAATATAAAAAGTTAAGTCAAATTCGTTATATATTCTTCTTGTTGCAAATCTTTCTGTCATCCCTTGACGACTACCTAATTCCTCTGAAATATTAAAGTTTGAACCAGGCAATGATGCAGAAGCACAAAGAAAATCATACTTTTGAGTTGTAGAATTTGTATCTTCAAATAAACCACAATTAGTTAAGTAATCAAATAATCCTAAATTATCTCCTGATGAACTTCTACGCACAAGATCTAACGATACCTTAAACTGACTTGATATCGCAAGTTTTGAAAAGATTGGACTCGCATTAGGTATACTGAGATACAAGTCTTCCGATTTTATTGCCATCTAAATAGTTTTTAAATTGATCCTAATAGTATATGTATGTCATATAAAGGAAAATATTACCCAAGATACCCGAAAAAGTATAGAGGGAATCCCCAAAATATTATTTATAGGTCTTTATGGGAAAGAAAATTTATGAATTACTGTGACTTGAATGAGACAATCAGTGAGTGGCAGTCAGAAGAGTTCTGGATTCCTTATCGTTCTCCAATAGATAATCGTGTTCATCGTTATTTTCCAGACTTTTTTCTTAAGTATAGAGACAAAAATAATAAACTGAGAACTATGGTTGTCGAAGTGAAACCAAAGAAGGAAACAAAGATGCCAGAAGTAAATCCAAAGAAAAGAACAAAGGCATGGGCTCATTCAGTTCAAACATATGCAGTGAATCAGGCAAAGTGGAAAGCAGCACGAGAGTTCTGTGCTGATCGCAATATTGAATTTAAAATTATGACTGAAGATAATCTAGGTATCAAATGACTATCGGAGAAAGAATAAAAGAAAGAGCAGAGGGTGAACCAAACACCACTCCAGATTGGTATGCAAATGAATTATATATTGAACTTTCCGATGTTGCAGAAAGTCGTTTTCCAGAGATTGGAGAACTCTGTTTCTTCACATACACTGCATCATTTCCAGAGAAGTATCCTTTCTATGATCGTAGGCCACTTGTTTATGTAATGGATTTTCAGGGAGATAAAATGCTTGGTGGTAATTTACACTATCTAAATCCAAGTTATCGTGGTGGTGTTGCACAAAGCTTGGTAAATAAAGTAGGTGTAATCCTACCAAAAAAGACTTTACACAAATATTTTATTAGTAATATGGGTGATACTTTTATCATTCCACCCAGTCCAGAAGAGTATCTAAGTGTCACACAATTAGTAACTGAGAATTTTTCTAATAAATATGGTCAGAAGGTATCACCAGAAAACGCTTGGGATAGTATTTAAATGTCAAACCATGGTTCAGGATTCATATACGAGGGCACTTTCCTAGACAATGTGACTGGGATTTCTGATGCTCTTAATAACACTACAGATGTTGCAGGAACAACTTATCAAAAACCTAATGGAGGAGAAGTTTATAAACAAATTACTAACAATAGTGATTTACTTCAAAACAATCTTCACTCTGGAAATCAAGGTCTAATCACAACTAATGATCAAAATGTCGATGTGAAAGCATTCGTTTCACCAACTGGAGAATCTATAATTACCTTAACAAAAGATGATAATCCAGACTATGAACATGTTCTCTGGGAAAATGGAGAGTTCAATGAAACAGGTCTAAGTTCATATGTGGCCATAGGAAATGAACAACAGTTACTAAATGAAATCAAAGGAATATATATTGACCATGCAAAAGATGAGATAAAGGGAAAAGATTATTATGTTTATCCAAAATTTTTAAATATTCCAACTTTAGATGTCAGTTCAACCTTTGAACCAACAGAGGAAAATCCAAATACAGAGGAAGCATCTGCAAACTATCTTGAATATGGATTTGGAAAAGTTGATAAGATTATTAAAAAACTAAGTCTAAGGAATCTAACGTATCCATTAGATGCAGACTTTGGTAACACACAAGATTATATGCAGATTAATCAGTTTAAGTATAGACCGATAAATCAAGAATTATTTTTTGGAAGCACAGCAGAAAAAAAAGCAACAAAAAATGATCCATTTGATATTTTCTCTTCAGGAGTTCCAATGTCATCACCAAAAGAAGAGTTTCTTGGACTTGTTAAATTACCAATGCCAAATAGTTTATCAGATTCAAATAATGTTTCTTGGGGTGCCGATCAATTAAACTCACTTACAGCAGCAGTTTCATCTGCAGTATTTGGTCAAGGACAACAGTTAGAACAAGCATTTAGAGATGCTTTTGCAGGATTTAGTGGAGGGGATAATTTTTTAAATAGAATACAGGGATTCCTTCAACCTCTTTTAAATCAAGGTGGTGAGAGTATTGGTCAAGCTTTTGATCAGGGTGGAAAAACTCTAAACGAACTTACGAGACGAGGGAGTGATCTTAATTTATTAGGTCAATCAATAGCAGGATCTGCATTATTAAATATTGCTCAGTTTGGTATCACTCCAGAGACAATTTTAGGAAGAGGTCAAGGTGTTGTTCCAAATAATAATCTCGCATTATTATTCAACTCACCAACACTCAGAGAATTTACATTCTCTTGGAAGATGACTCCTCGCAGTCGTGAAGAAGCAATTCGAATAAGAAATATAATTCGATTCTTCAAACAAGGTATGGCTCCTAAAAAAGGTTTCAACACCGCAACTGGTGCTTCATCTTACTTCTTGGGCACACCGAATGTCTTTGATATTATATTCAAAACAACAAGAGACAAGTATGATATTCTCAATGAAAATGATGCAGTTCTTCGTATTAAAACTTGTGCTTGTACTGGTTCTGCAGTTAACTACACACCAGATGGTATGTGGAATGCTTATGAAAAAGGACAACCAGTTGCTGTTACGTTGTCACTAAGATTCTCAGAACTTGAACCAATCTTTGATACAGATTACGATGAGAATTCATTTAATTATGATGAAAACAGAACCGATTTAAGACCAGTTCCAATTGACGCAATAGGTTACTAATGGCATACTTTCAAGAACTACCAAACATAGCTCACACATCTTTATTGCCAGTTCGCAATAAGATTGAAGATCGAATTATTGTAAAAAATTTATTTAAAAGATCAAAACTGAGAACAGATGTTGATCAAGCAATTACTGCTTTCAATTATTACTATGTTGAAGATCAGCAGAGACCAGATATTCTTGCTCAAGAACTTTATGGTGACTCTGAATTAGATTGGGTAATATTAATATCAAACAATATTACCAATGTAAGAAATCAATGGCCATTGAATCATAATGATTTGCATGCGTACATGTTAGAAAAGTATGGATCAGAACAAAATATACTTGGCATTCATCACTCCGAAACTGTGAAGATAGTAGATGAATATAATCGAGTAATATTAAATGGTGGTTTGGAAGTTGACGTTGATTTTACTTTTACTTTTACTGGATCTGTTACATCATCAACAGGAAGTTTAATTAGAGTGCAACTTACTGGAAATAGTAATACAATAAATCCAGTAGCATCAATCACAAACTATGATTATGAAGTTAAAGTTAATGAAGGAAAAAGAAAAATAAGAACACTAAAACCAGAATACATTGGTGCATTCTTATCTGAACATGAACAAATAATGAAATATGAAAAGTCTACAAATTATATTTCCAAAAAATTAAAAGGAACTGATAATCCAAGAGTATCAGGGGTATAAAAAAACCCACCTTGCGGTGGGTGAATAACCTTTTTACATCACGAAAGAAGGGCACTCCTTCTACATGGAGATCTTTTGTACTCCCTTCGACTAATCAAGAATTGACTAATCGGGAGAAGTAACTCAGCGATTCATCATCTTCATCAGATGTTGCTTCTTCTA